GAAATCTTCCCACGCGAGCGGATAAGTGCGGCAAGCGCGCCCGAAGGTGGGGGAGGAGGTGGCGGTCAAGCCGGCCCGAATGGACAAGAGCATTTCGACCCCCAGCAGTCTGTGGGTCGCCAGCAGCAGATCGCCGCTTTGAAAAGGGCAATTCTCAATGTCCGGGATATCGAGGGAAGCGAGAACAAGGACAACGACCGCGAAGCCAAGATCGACCATCTCGCGCGCCTGCTCGATGTAGCGAATCCGGAGAGCGTCAGCGGCTTGATCTACAGTATGCGTAGAGAAGGAATGGCGAGCGAGAAGACAGCCCTCACAATCGAGCGTAAACTAGCGAAGAGGGCCCTCGTAGCCTCAACCAGTGATGCCGAACGCGCCGCAGCGAAACTGCGCACGTCCGACATCGTTTACAATCGTCCGTCCGACCTCCCGTTTGGAAAACCATCAAGGCTGGTCGCCAGCGTGGCCTCGAATAGCATCGAGCAGGCGCAAGCTCGCGCAGCCGTGGGCGCGGGAGAGCAAAGGGTTGCGACCGCGATGCTAACCCCCACCGTGCGCGCCGAACTACAAGGTCCGCCTGATCTCGTCGATATTCAAGCCCTCGGCCCTGCGGAGAAAGGCGTTAGCACAGTCGCGAACTCCACGTGGGAATGGAACGTCACCCCGAAAACAATCGAGCCCGTCACGCTCACTCTCGCATTTTATAATCAGATGAAGATCGACGGAACTGCTACGACCGTCGATGGGCCTACCTATACCGACACGTTCGTGATTAAGTCGAGTTGGTTAGATTGGCTCCTCTACATGATCAAGCAGATTAACCCGCTTTACGCAGTCATAGCCAGTTGCGCGACCGTAGTCGGGGGAGTGCTACTCTGGTGGAAAAAGTGGAAGGCGAAACCGGAATAGGGATTCTCGCCATCGACGATATCAAGCTATAGCGTTTCGCATGACACCGAAAGAGTTCAAGGAAATCCGCAATCGGGCGGCACTTTCGATCAACCAGCTAACCCAACTGCTCGGCATGGCGTCCGACAGACCGTTGCGTCGCATCGAGGACGGAGAACAGGAGCCATCCGGCCCGATTGCTCTCTGTATGCGTTTGCTCGATCAAGGACGGCTCGCCGATGAGGTCGCAGCGATCAAGGGAGAGGGCTGAATGAACGCCGCAATCTGGGCAGTCTCGATCGTCGTTGGCGCATATGCAATTCCGCACTTTAGTCAGCGACATCCTTCGCGCTAGGCGCGCTACTGGTCGAGCACGTCGAATTCTAGGATTTTGAAGCCATGCTTACGATATTTTACTTAGCGATGTTAGCCGATCAGGATCGTGTGGAGAACATATACCGTTTGTCGGACCTATCCGGTGGAATACTTTACATCGATAAAAAGTCGAAGTTCTTCCTTCGGATTGAAGAATCCAGATTTGAGATGGGCTTTCCCATTTACGATAGATCGAATGCGGAGAGCGATCAGTTGCGTGAGTATGGTAATATTAGCGATTGTAAAACTACGCTGAAATGCCGCTCTCTAGGATTTTTACAGTTCGTAAATCCCGCAGCGCGTGGGCCGAAGAATTTTATTCATAACGGATTCAGATTTAGTGTGAAAAATATTGGGCGCGGCAGGAGGATGGTTTTCGCCTCATGTGACTCTTACTATATGAGTAAATGCAGTTTACGTGCTGAAAAACATCGAAAAGAACTGATATACTCTTATGAATTAGACAGAAAAGGCGCAATGCTATCCCTCGACCTCCTGTCTGGCACCAAGGGTTTTGATCGACCAAATCATCTAAAACTAACAACTCGTTCAGGCTGGAGAATAGACCGCTCAGCGGCCTCTCAGGAGTGATTGCCTGCAACCTGTTGCCAATTCTGTCCTGATACCGAAGCCCCACCCGCTCTTTAACCGTCTCGCCAATGCGTTTCTCCACGGCCTTGACGACGGTGGGCATCGATCGCTTTCCATGTGCCGTGAAGGTCGCTTAGCCGCGACCGAGCGCCTGCGCAAAAGAGCAGCGGCCTTATACACCGTTGCTCCAAGCATTTAAAGTATTGATATTACGTCGTTTTACCCCAACGCTACCAGCGGCAGGACACAAGCCCGGACACAATCAGCGATCGTCGCCCGCTCATCGTTGGGCCGAACGTTGCGAACATCATCGCCGCGCATGGTCTCGGGGAGGATCATAGAGACGGTCGGGTGACGGTCCGGGGCAGGACGCGCGAGCAGGATCGAGGCAGGGCGGAGAGCAGGTGATCCGACCCCACCCCCTCCCCCGGCCCAATATTTCAGGGCCCGATCTGTCCAGAATTATGCCTCGCAAGTGTTGAGGCCCAATTTCTGATTTCAATCAGTCGTCGAGTGCAGAGGAAACTTGCTGCATGAGATTTTGCATCGCCAATGCTGTTTCAATTTGCCTCGCTTTCGCCTTTTGTTCGTCGGACCAGTATGATCTGGTATTAAACAACTTGGACGATGACATAGATAGCCAGACCGGATCATCGCAGAACGAGCGCCCCTGAGCTTCTCCGAGCATCGCCAATACCAGATCATCACCGTGCGGTTGCTTTGATAAACTACGGCGGAATGCGAATGCGCACGCATCTGCAAGTTGCAGCATCGGCGCTCGCTTTTTATCCACGAAATGAACGACATCTATGATATGCTTTATCTCGATCTTCACGGGCTCAGGATTTATCCCGAGCGCCACCTCCCAAGTCTCCGGCCTTTGGTGCTCTTCTGTCATTAGCAGCGACTGATCTCTGTATATCAGCCCGACTGACGATAGGATGTTTTGCCCAACAGGAACGGCTTCAGCGATGACCGTCCCGACCTCCCTCCCGACAAGATACTTTCTAAGAAAAACATCCGCGCGCTCGATACAATAGCTGAATGCTATCGAGTGCTCTATTTGGAACATCGGCGTCTTCTTTTTAACTAAATCAGTGTGGTCGAAGGAGCCTCGCCAGACCACGCCGACTGATATGGGAATTTCGTAAGCCCCGAGCAGGCCGAGCATCGTTTTGAAAAAATCTAACCGATCGGAAAATTGCCAGACAGAACGGTCAATGTTCTTGCCGCCGTTGAATACTTCCTTTCCGTGAAACACAAAACCGTCTTGGTATTTTTTGGGGACACATTTCGCAATAAGCGATTTCATGTCGTCTGCGACAGGTCGCCACTGCTCGTCCGCTTCAACGACGACCCCAGCTACCACGCGAACAGGCTCCGCTGGTGCCGTGCCCGCCTCATCTACATAGATCAAACGCATGTGACCTTCCCCGCCCCAATGAAGCACTACGCCACAGCCGTAAACGATGAAGTCAGGCCGCTGAATAAATACATTCATGGCCCTCCAGATCAACAACCCCACCTACGGCAACGTGTTCGTTGTTGCCGACACATTCGACGAACTACGTTCCGTATCCTCGCTCAAGCTCAAAGAGGGCTACTCCGCCATCGTTGCGGGCAGCCTGTCCCCTGCCGATGGTCTCGGCGGTCTCTTTGTCTGGTCGCCCCTTTCGACCAGCGCCGACGACGCGGAAACAGTTCTCGAGCCCGATGACGGAGCGACCGGACGGTGGCTCAAGGTCGCGGTTGGTCAGGTCGGCCCCACCGGGACAGGCACCAAGGGGGACAAGGGCAATCCCGGTGGCAACGTCTCCGCGATCGGCACTCTTGCGCAGGCCCCCGCCCTAACGATCCCGGCTGGCGCTGACATCGTTCAGGTCAGTGGTCGAAGCGCAGTCGGCGACAACGGCGCGGGGATGACCTTCGTCTACGATCCCGGCGTCGATGCCAGCTATGTCTCGACCCATCCCACCAGTTCATTCCGCGACACCACCGGTCGTGGTTTTCGCCAGACCCTCGATGCACCGACGCTCGGCCAGCAGCTTATCAATCTTGGCACGCCGCGTTCGATCCTCGCCGCGACCGCGCTCTCCGCCTCCGACTTCAACACCTCCGTGGAATGCGGCAACTCTGGCGCGGGCTACGTCGTCAATCTCCCTGCCGCCCTCCCTGCCGACGACGGCAAGGCCGTATTCCTGTCGATCGCCCGAAGCTGTCTCGTCCCCATCACCGTCCAAGCCGCTGTTTCCTCGGGTGCGCTAATCGACAGCAAGGCATCTGTGGTGATGATCAGCGGCGAGTCCGCGCTGTTCGTCTACTCGACGGCTATCAGCGGCTGGAAGCGCCTCCAGCAGACCACGCGGACGATCTCCGCCGAGATGCGCAACACGGCGAGCATCCCCCTTACCGTCAACGCCTTCACGCCGATCCCGATGGTCGAGGCTGGCGATCAGCTTATGGACCAGAACCTCTCGGCCCTATGGGGCGGAGGTGGCGGGCATTTCGTCGCCTATCGCGCGGGCGTCTACACCATCAACGCCAGCCTTTGGATCGGCGGCCTCACCGACGCGCCGGGACAACTCGATATCGGCGCTTACGTGGGTTCGAGCCTTGGCGGGTCTCCCGGCTCGGGCGAATTCCAGCGCGTCAATCTAACGGATGAAACCTACCAGCGCGTAACGTTCACGCGGAGCTTCCGCGTGCCGCAGGGCAGCAAGCTTTATCTCGTCGTCCGCCTGCTCCCCGACATCACGGCGGGAGCGGTCGCCGCGAGCCTCGGTTCGACCGTGCAGATTACCGAGGGCATCTCCTGATGTATCTCGCCTACCGATTTGCGCAGGCGCTGCCCGAACCCACTATCGAGCCCGCCACCCAATCGATCCTCCCGAATGCGCCTCATATCGGCGTCACTGACTTCGCGGGCACGGTTACGCAGGACTCGACCAAGCTCAGGATGACACGTCCGATCAGCGACGGTCAGGGTTTCGAGCACTGCGCCCCCGGCGCGCGCATCCGCTTCGGACTCACCATGGCGGCAAGGGGGACGGTCGAGCTTCATCTCAACTGGACCGGGTTGGTTACGCGCCTCTCGACTTATAACGACGTGGGCTCGGTCTACGTCGATGGCGTGCTCGCGACCGACTTCTATGGTCCCGGCGCTTGGGTGTTCAACAACCCACATCCGACCGGCTCGACCGTTGTCTCCCTCGCGCTCAATCCGGGCGCGCGCACCGTCGAGATCATTTTCCCACATTGCGCGAGCGTCGATTTCACTGGTCTAAAAATTCCGGCCTCGGCTGTCATGGCCGCACCATCCGTCCGCACCGCTCAAAAGTGCGTGCTGGTCGGCGACAGCATCGTCCACGGCTTCAATTCGACCGCCGTCCGCAACTCGTGGGCCTTCCTGCTTTGCGCCGCGAAGGGCTGGCAGATGATCAATCTCGGATATGGTGGTCGCCGGATCACCGCGTCCGACTTCACCGTCGCCGCGAATGTCGGCGCGCAGCGGACCATCACCAATATCGGGATTAACAATTGCCTCGGTGGCGACAGCGCCGCCGCGATACAGGCGTTCGCGCAGAGCAGCCTTACGGCTTTCCGAACGGCTGCACCGAGCCAGCCCCTCTATTGGATCAATCTCTTCGATTGCACCAATCCCGGTCTGGTCACGTCCCCGGCCACGGGTCGAACCGCGATCCAATCGGCGTTCACCGCCGCGAACAACATCAACAACATCTTGATCCCCGGTGGCACCGCGAACGGTCTCCCGCCAGCAAGCTCATTCACCGACCTCACGCATCCCGACGATCTCGAATGTCAGCAGATAGCGACGGCTCTCTACGATCTCGCCGCGTAAGACCCCTCAGCGGGATAAATATCCGCATGAGTGATGACATAAACAACGTAGTCCAGATCCCGCGCGACCATAAGGGGCGTTTTCCCAAAGGGGTGAGCGGCAATCCCTCTGGCGGCAGCCAGCCTAAGACCGGTGCGGGCGACGCATCGAAGAAGGATCACACCGCATATTTTCGATCGAAAGTGCGGCGTGTCGCCGATCAGCTTCTCGCCATCATCGAAGACCCCCACGCTCCTGCTGGCGCGCGTGTGAGCGCCGCGAAGGCTTGGATCGAGCAAGGCTTCGGGAAACCTGCGATCACCGTTCCCGCGCCGGATGAGGCGCAATATGAGGGGCTCGATGTCGATCAGCTTTCGGAGGAGACGCTTGCCGACATCGTAAGGGCCAGCGCGAAGGAGAAGCGTGGGTAACCCCCGCCCGCTCACGCAGGCGGAAATCCTCCAAGTCCAACGTCGGTTCTACAGCGACAGTTTCAAGGAATTCGTCGCGGCGGCGTGGTCGATAGTCGATCCCGCCCCCTTCATTCACAATTGGCATATTGGCGTCATTTGCGATCACCTTCAGGCGGTCGCGGAGGGTCGCTGCACGCGTCTCCTGATCAATGTGCCACCCGGCTCCGCCAAATCGCTTCTGGTCGGCGTTCTCTTCCCTTCATGGCTTTGGGCGCGCGATCCAGCCAAGCGCATCATCTCGGCCGCGCACAATCTCTCGCTCGCCACCCGCGACAGTCGCAAGACCCGCGTGCTGATCAGCAGCGACTGGTATCAGCGCCTTTGGCCAATCGACCTACGCGACGACGAGAACAAGAAAACCGCGTTCGAGAACACGGCCAAGGGTGCGCGCGAAGCGATGGCGTTCGCCTCCATGACGGGCTCGCGCGGCAACATCGTCGTAATCGACGATCCCCATAGCGTGCGCGGCGCGAAATCCGCCGCAGATCGCATGAGCACGGTCGAGACCTTCCTTGAAGCGGTCCCGAGCCGTCTCAACGATCAGGAACGCGACTCCATCATCGTCGTCATGCAGCGGCTGCACGAGGAAGACGTTGCGGGCGCGATCCTGAGCCGCCCCGAACTCGGTTACGTCCACCTCTCAATTCCAATGATCGCCGAGAGCGATCCCCGTCCGAACGGTCTCGGCTGGCTCGATCACCGCGAACCCGGCGAGTTGATGTTCCCGGCACGCTTCTCCGAGAAGACGATCAAGAAGCTCAAATCGAGCATGGGGCCGTTCTCGTGGGCTGGGCAGTATCAGCAGCGCCCCGCCCCCGCCACGGACGGCTATTTCTCCCGCGACTGGTTCCACCGCTACAAGCCCGATCAGCGCCTAAAGACCCTCAATTATTACATGACCAGCGATCATGCGCCGGGTGGCAAGAAGACCAGCGACTACAACGTCATTCGGGTTTGGGGCGTTGATGATCGTCGCAACATCTGGCTCGTCGATAGCTTTCGCAAGCAATGCCTTATTGACGAGATGCTCGGCGTTCAGCGCAGCATCGATGGACGCGTTGAGCTTGCCTCGACCGGCGCTTTACCGCTCATCAAGAAGTGGAACCCGCGTGGCTGGTATCCGGAAAATGACGGCACTTGGGTGGCGATCAAATCCTTCGTCATGGCGGCGATGCGCGACACTCAGATTTACTGCCGTATTGAACCGCTCGTGCTTAAAGGTGCGGGTGACAAAGAGGGCAAGGCACAAGCTTACCAAGCAATGGCCTCGATGGGCATGGTCTACCTACCCGAAGGCGAGATCGGCGATACCGCTCTTGATGAATATGTCACCTTCCCGGTCGGGAAGCATGACGATCAGGTTGATGCGGATGGTTCGATTGCCCGCGTTCTAGCCGAGGCGATGCCAGCTTATACCCCGCCTGTGCGGCCTAGCTCGGAATGTGTCGATCCCGACTATGAAGCGCCCGAAACTCACGAGAACCGCTCCGACATGTGCTGGTAGCGCACCAGATAAATACCGGCATGGAAGATTATAAGAACCCGGTTGACCATGCGCGGTTGAGGAAGATGGTCCAGTCGTTCATTGATGCCACCCATTCGAACGCGGTCGCGGTTCGCAAAGACCGAGACTACTTCGACGGCAACCAGATCAGCGCCGCAGTTTTAAACGAACTTGATAAGCGTGGCCAGCCAGCAATCTTCACCAATCGCGTCGTGTCCGCGATCTCCGGCATGCTTGGTATTCTTGATAGCGGCGCAAGCGATCCAGAGGCGATGCCTCGCGTTCCGCGCGCCGCCGATGCCGCCGATATCGTAACGAAGACACTTCGCTATCTCGCTGACCGCGCCAACTACAAGAAGCATCGGAAGACGACGAGCAAGGAATATCTGATTGAAGGCTCGACGGCGGTCTCTCTTGAGTGGAACGGCACCGCCATCGATATCACTCCTATCCGTTGGAGTGAGTTAGTCTACGACCCTTTCAGCGTCGAGTATGACTTCTCGGATTCGACATTCCTCGGGATCGCTAAGTTGCGCGATTGCGCAGAAGTCGAGGCCGAGTTCCCCGATAGCTATGTCGAGCTTGGTCGCCCCGAAGGCGATATGTCGGCATTTTTCGAGGACGACAGCAAGAAAACGTGGTGGAGCGACCCGCTGCGCCGCCGCGTGCGCGTGGTCGATCTCTATTACATCCATGGCGGAGAGTGGCACCGCGCCGTCTTTGTCGAAGCGGGAATGCTATACTCTGGTCCATGCGAATATCGCGACGATCTCGGAGTCTCGATGTGCCCGGTCAAGGCGGTGAGCTTCGAGATCATGCGCAATGGTGATCGTTTCGGCGCGATCCGAAACATGATCCCGCTGCAAGATTCCCTCAACGCGCGGAACTCACGGCTCCTTCACTTGGTCAACCATCGACAGGTTCGCCAGACCGACCAGTATGCGCCGCCCGAGAACAAGGCGATTGCCAAACGGGAAGCTTCCAAGGCCGATGGCACGATCCCATTCGGATGGGAGGCCATTCCTGCCCCCGACATGGCGCAGGGACAGATGATGATCCTCCAGAACGATATGGCGGCGTTGGATCGCATGGCCCCGACCCCGGCCGTTCTCGGGCAAGTTGCGGCGGCGAACCAGTCAGGACGCGCGCGGCAAATTCTCCAGCAAGCCGGATACACCGAACTGGCTCGCGGCTTCGGTCGCTTCGAAGACTTCGAGTTATCGATCTATCGCGCGATGTGGTGCATCGCTCGGCAGTATTTCTCGCAGCCCGAGGTGATCCGCATCACGGATGATCCCCGCGCGCCCGAGTTTCTCACCATCAATGAGCCGGTCATGGGACCAGTTGCGGTGCCCGCAATGAACCAAGCCACAGGTGAGCCGCTGATCGATCCCTACACCGGCCAACCGGCGACGACCTTCTCCATGGGTCAGGTAGGCGTAAAAAACCGGCTGGCCGAACTCGACATGGACGTTACGCTGGTCACCGTCCCCGACACCGCGACGCTCGAACAAGAGACGTTCTCGACCTTGCTCGAATACGCGTCGAGCAACCGCCTCTCGCCCTTTTCACCCGAGTTTTGGGCACTGTTGGAGATGTCCACCCTTCCGAACAAGCGCGCGACCATCGAAAAGCTCCAGCGTCTCGCGACCGAGGCGCAGCAGCGTCAAGCGGGCGAAACCCAAGCCGCGCAGGAGATGGCGCAGCAGCGCAACGAAGTCGAGATGCAGAGCGAGCAGGCGAAGGCCGCGAAAGCGATCGCCGATGCGCGAAAGACCACGGCAGAAACAGACGCGCTCCTCGACGCTGAAGACGCCAAGAAGTTGATCGCCTTCAACGCTCTCATGAGCGCGCAACAGCAGCCCCACGCGGGCTTTTGACGCTCGGAGATAAATAAGATTGGGGGACCCTCCGGTCCCGCGAGTGCCGCCAACTTCAAGGGCGTTTCGGTTGCTTAGTGCCGATCACGAGCAGTGTGTCGCCGACACGGATAAAGGGCGTTTCGCGATCAAGTCACGCGCAGATGACTGGAACGAGGATATGGAAGACAAGAGTTTCGATGATTTTTTCAACGATCTACCCGAACCTGAAACGGAACAGGTGATCGAAGCCGAACTAGAGGAAACTTCAGTATCGGATGTTGAACCGGCTATTGACGCCGATCCCGAGCCGCAAGCGATCAAAGATGAGCCTAAAGCGGAGCCCACAACGGTTCCACTAGCCGCCCTTCATGCAGAGCGCGACAAAGCGCGGGAATATCGCGAAGAACTCGACCGTCTACGTCAGCAGATTGCACAGCCTCAAGTTGAGGCCGCGAGCAATATCCTGCCTAGCGGCGTCCCCGACCCTTACGATGATCCGATAGCATATCATCAGTATCAGCAGCAGCAGTTGGCCTCACAGGTTCAGCAGGCTGTCTTCGCACACAACCTAACCGCTTCTCGTGCTCGCGCCGTCCAGAAATATGGACAGGAGTTTATCAACGATGTGGCGGATTGGGCAGGTGTGGAGGCGACCCGCAATCCCGCATTCGAAGCCGAGTTGATGCAGCATCCTGATCCCGCTGAATGGGTCGTCGAGCAGAAGAAACGCTCCGATTTGTTCAAGAGCTTCAGCGCTGACCCCGACGCCTTTGTGCGTCAACGCGCAGTCGAACTTGGGCTCGCGGCAGGCTCGCAAGAGCACGCCGCATTTACAACCCCGGCGACGAATAAACCCAATGGCCCTAGGTCACTCGCTACCGCCCGCTCGACGAATGAGGCGGTCTCCCTGACACAGAAAGCAAAGGACGATTTCGACGCCATTTTCCGAAAATAACAAAAGGAATTAATGGCTAACTTCAAACTGAGTTCAGTAAACGACAAGCAGAATTGGTCTAGAAAGTATACGCAGGAATACGTTCGCGAAAGCGGCTTCCTCCCTTACATGTCCACCTCTGCGACCGCGATCATCCGCATGGATAAGTCGCTCGGTCAGACAGCGGGTTCGACAATCCGTTTCACCTACTTCAAGCGTCTTTCTGGTGCTGGCGTCGCCGGTTCCGCGACGCTCGTTGGAAACGAAGAAAACCTCGCCAACTACGGCACAGCCGTCCGCGTTGCGCACGTTCGCAATGCCGTCGCGGTTCCGGAATCGGAAAGTTTCCGCACTGAGATCGATGTCGCCGATGTGGCGCGCGATAGCCTCAAGTCGTGGTCGGCTGAAAAGCTGCGCGACGACCTAATTACCGCTGCTCACAGCATCGTAATCAAGGGCGGCAACGACACCGACGGCAACCCGGTCGAGGACACCTACAAGACTTGGGCTGCGGCCTCGGCGGCCGAGAAGAACGCGCATCTGGTCAACAACACCGATCGCATTCTGTTCGGCAGCGCGCTGGCCAACTCGTCCTCGGGCGTCATGGCAACCGCACTCGCCACCGTCGCGGCTTCGCAGAAGCTTTCGGCTGGTGTGCTCCAGATGGCGAAGACGATGGCGCGGAAGACCTCGCCGTTCAAGATTCGCCCGTTCACCTCGGACGCCACGGCTGGTCGTGAATACTACGTGCTCTTCGTGGGCTCGGAAGGCTTCCGCGACCTCCAAAACGATGCGACGATCGCGGCTGCCAATAAGGACGCACGTCCCCGCGACGTTGAAACCAACCCGATCTTCCAGAGCGGTGATCTCATCTACAATGGCATTATCATCCGCGAAATCCCCGAGATTCCGGTGGTGGGTAATGTCGGCGCTTCGTCGGCACAGGTCGGTCAGGCGTTCCTCTGCGGTCAGGGTGCCCTTGCGGTCGCCTACGCCCGCATGCCGGAGCCGCGTCTCAACAAGCTCGACAACGATCATCTGATCGGCGTCGGCATCACCGAAATCCGTGGTCAGGTGAAGATGAGCGCTGCTGGCGTTCAGACCGGTATGGTCACTCTTTTCCACGCTGCGGCTTCGGACGCTTAACAACTCTACAACCAAGGGATGGGGGCGGGCTGGTGACAGTCCGCCCCTTTTGCGTGCGCAGATAAATATTGGCATGAATTGCCTCGATATCATCTGCCGCTCACTGCGCCGCATCGGCGTTATCGCCTCAGGTGAGCTTCCGCGCGAGGGCGAGCAAAATGACGCTCTCGACACGCTAAAGGGTCTTTACTCCCGGCTGATCAACGATGGTGCATTCGGCGTCATCGTTGATGTCTTTCCCGCCTCGTTCGATGTGGAGGCAAAGCCCGGTCAGCGCATCGTCCTTGAAGGTGGAAACGTCTCGCTCCCCGATACAGCGGCCGATGGGTCCGTCATCGCGTTGGTTGATCCATCGACCAACACGGTCGAAGAGTGCATCTTCGATACCCGCATCCAGAAGTGGCAATCAATCAGCGATCTCGCCCTCACAAGCGAGGCCCCCCTCTCCCATCGCGACCCCCTCGGTCTCGTCTGCGCACTCGCGATCGAACTTGCAGACGAATATGGGCAGCAGCCCTCGGAGATCACCGTCCGCAACGCCGCGCGTTGGCAGATGGCCCTTACTCATAACTGGTCGGTCGAGACCGAGGCTGTGCCGGGGGTCTATTTCTAATGCCCGTCGTCCCTCTCGGCGTGCAGTCCTATGACCGCGCATCCGCCTCGCAGCCCGAAACGAGGTTGGTCAACCTCTACATGGAGAAAGACGAGAGCGGCGCTTCGCCTGATGAATATTTCCGGCTCCAGCGACCCGGACTCACCCGCATCACTAATGGCCTCGGATCGATCCGCGCGGTCTACCAGTCCGACAATTCGATCTCGAATGCTCCAATCATCGTGGCCGCGAATGAGTGGTTTGCACTTGAGGGCACCACGAAGGTGGCCATCGGCTCTATCGCCGATGATGGCTCGCCATGCCGGATTGAAGCGACCTTCGAACGCATCGGGGTAGCGAGCGCGGGCAGCTTCTACGTCTACGACGGCGAGGCCGTCACGCTCGTCAAACTCCGCGATCTGGAAGATGCCGACGATCCCGATGTCGTGCTCACCGATCTTCCCGAGATCGTGGATATTGATGTCCTAAACGGCTACTTCGTGCTCGCGACCGTCACCGGCACCTTCTACTGGCTCGTGCCGGGGGAAACATCGGTCAATCCTTTAGCGTTCGCGACCGCCGAGGCCCTCCCCGATGGCTGCCGCGCCGTCCGTCGCCTCCGCGACGAGCTATTTTTCCTCGGCTCGTGCTCGATAGAA